TATTCAGAAGGAAATTACACTTACATCTCCACTTAGCACATCATTTGCGGCATTTGACCTTGAAGCGCCTGCAAAGTTGCTTACACCACGTCCTACACCACTACGTAACCGAATTCCACGCAAGAAGGGCGTTGGCACAAGCCATCGCGTCAAGCGTATTCTTGGCTACACAGGCACAGGAACTGGCGGAGTTGGAAACACTTGGCCGGGAATTACACAAAGCACAACAACTGCATTTGGTTCAATTAACTTTGAGCGCGGACCACAAATCTCATATGCAGCCGATGACTTAGTGCTTCCTTACAACTCTTACTCACTATCTGACGCAGTTTCATTTGATGCAAACTTCTCAGGTATGGGTTATCAGGACTTGCGCCAACTTTCATCTACTTCAACTCTATATGCAACAATGCTTATGGAAGAACGTATGATGTTGATGGCTCGCGGAACTGCAAGCGGTTACTCAGGCGCACTAGCGGCACCTGCAACTGTAACTCTTACATCACCAGTTGCAAGCGGCTCACAGACAGCACTTGCGGCGGCAACTTACTATGTTTATGTAACAGCAAACGCTGGTATCGCAGGCTCAGGCTTTGGCGAATCAATTGTTTCAACTGTTCAATCAACAGCAGTTGCGTCAGGCGATGTTCTTTCAATCTCTTGGACTGCCGTAGAAGGCAACATTGGTTACAACATTTATGTTGGCACATCAACTGGCACAGCAAACTGCACCTATCAGGGAACAGCGCAGGGAACTACTGCCGTAATTCAGGGCGCAGGAACTGTCGGTCTAACTGGCAACAACTTTGCTCTAACAACAACAGGAGCCGCCGCGTCACGCGCAAACGCAGATACATCTGCATATGCAACTGGCTATGACGGAATTCTGCCTACTGTTCTTGGCGCTAACTCAGGTTACAACAACACCATTAACAGCACTTTCAGCACTTCTAACCCAGGAACTGAATATCAGACCGTGTTTTATAACCTCTACAATGATGTTAAGGCTGACCCAGATGAGATTCTCATTAACGGCTCAGACCGCAAGCAGTTGTCAGACGCTATCAAGAACGGCTCAACAGCAAACTACCGTCTAAACCTCACACAGACAGAGGCTGGCGATTACATCGGCGGCGCAACAATTGGTGCGCTTTACAATGAAATCACAGGCAAGATGGTTCCACTTACTGTTCACCCTTGGTTGCCACAGGGCGTTTCTCCTGTTCTGTCATACACTTTGCCAATTCCTGATACAGAGGTATCAGATGTTTGGTCAAACTTTATGGTTCAGGACTATATGGGAATCCAATGGCCTGTAACTCAGTTCCAGTATGAATTTTCCACTTACTTCCGTGGAACTTTCTTCTGCACCGCTCCTGCTTGGAATGGCGCAGTATCAGGAATCGTTTCACAATAATGTGTCTAGTATGTGGTTGCAATCAACCAGCAAATAGTCACGGCGGCGGTCAGACAACTTTGCCTGACGGCACAATCGCCACAATGACAACGGCTGTAATGGTTACACCAACCGAAACACCGAAGTAATCCGTCAAGAAAGGTGGCGCGTCATATAGTGGGCGCGCCATCTTTTTTAACTTAAAGGGGCAAAAGTGGGAAGATTATTAGCGTCAGATGGCGGCGTTAAAGGCGTGGACATTACAACAGAACGCGGTGTGCGTTCATATAATCCTGATAAAAAAGGCGTTATAACAGTTGATAATCCGACACACGCCAAGCGATTGAAGGCAGAGGGTTTTTTTGAAGCGTCACTAATGGGTGCAACTGTTGGCGGCGAAAGTCTTGGTTACACTTGCTTAGAGTGTGGCTTTGGGAGTTGGTTTGCTTTGTGTAGCCGTTGCGGTCATAACAACAGCACAACGCCTAGAGATGGAGAATAATGGCAATTGGTTTAAATACGGACACGTTCTTTGAAAGCCCATACTTAACTGCGGCTGAATATCAGAACGCGCCAACGTCAATGGACTTTAGCAATTTGGTTGTAGGCGGTAATTCTGCGGCGCAAGAAGCCGAACTTAGCCGTGTCATTTTGCGAGCGTCATCATTTCTTGATGAGTATTTGAACCAAAATCTTGTTGCTACGCGCAAAGTAGAAACACAACGCACACGTTTTATGCCAAACGGCTTTATATCGTTACACCCAAATCAGAATCCAATTATTGCGTTAGAGGCGTTTTCTTATGGAATGGCGCCAAATCAGTTATATGCAATTCCAGACCCATCTTTGTGCTGGTTTGAATCTCAACAAATTATTATTCCAGTTAGCCAAATGTCGCTTACTTGGTCGTCACAAGGACCGCTTTCGTTTGGTGGCGGCGGCTCTAACTACAATCAAATTTATTGCCAATACACATACACATCAGGCTATGTAAATAACCCGATTGCTGTTGCTGTGGCAGGCGCAAGTTCTATGACAGTTGCCAATCCAACTGGCATTGTGGCAGGTCAAGCGTTACGTATTTATGACGGCGCTAAATCAGAATTAGTTTATGTGGCAAGTGGCTATACATACGGCGCCACAACGGTCACATTAGCCTCTCCATTGCTCTACGACCACGCCGCAGGCACAACCTTTGGTAATCTGCCAAACGCCATTAAAGAGGCTTGTATCCTCGTTACATCGGCTTTTATTAAAATGCGCGGCGATAGTTCTATGACAATGCAAGTAACAGTTAATCCAAGCGGCAACGTTACAGGCGCTGAACGCTATGGCTCAGAAATTGCGCTCGCATTGGAGATGGTCAGCCTGTATCGCCGAGTTCGCTAATGGCAACGCTTACAGGTCGCGCCGCCGTTCGTGCGCAACTATCAAGTTTTATTGCCAATCCGCCTATTGCCACATTGAATCAAGTATGGACTTCATTTCCTAAAAACATTAATTTTCAAGTTAATGCACAAGTTGGGCAAATGTCACGTTCTGCCTGCGTTGTGTTTATTCAGCAAGAAACCGAAACGCGTTTGGCAATTGGCGGCTCACATAGCGGCTGGAAGCGCGTGGATTACACAGTTGTGCTTCAAGTGTTTCAACACTCCCTACACCGCGATTCAACGGCGGCGATGGACGATTTTGATACACTTATTGACGCCATAAAAGAACGGCTACGTTCCGACCACAACTTTGGTGACACAAGTGGCACCTTAGTTTGGCAAGGTGCAGAGCCTATTATTGACGCCTTTTATGGTGAGCCAAGCACAAACAAAGAAGGGGCAACGGAAACGTTTGCTGAATTGCAGTTTGATGTTACGCAAATGATTCAAGCATAAGGAGATGCAATGAAATATAAATATAACGGAACAGATGAACGTGTGTTTCCTACGCTTGGACTTGTCGTAAAGCCCGGCGAGGAATTTGAAGCACCCGAAAATTTTGTTGCCGCCGACGTAGTGCCTAGCACTTCATTAACAACAAAAATAGCCAAGCCATCAACAATGTCTGTTGCGACAGACTTACCGCAGGAGAGTGAATAAATGTCAGTTCAAAATTCCGTTCGTTCCTATATAGGAATTGCAAAAGAAGCAACAAAAGGCACAGTAGTTGCGCCAACAGATTTTATCCCAGTAGCCAAAGATTCATTAAAGCCAGTAGATATTGTGGACCCACTTTACGATACAGGCTTGCGCGGCTCTAACGTTGTTAATTACAACTATATTCAAGGACGCACACGTTCTACATTTGATTTTGGCGGCGCTGTATTTGCTGACACTATCGGTTATGGAATTGCTGGCGTTCTAGGTTCAGTTGCAACAACAGGCGTATCAGCGCCATACACTCACACCATCAGTTTGCTAAACAGCCTAACTAGCGGTGCAGATACACAGCCAATTTCTTACACACTCACCGACTTTTATGCCGTTGATGTGCGTTCATACCCTGGTTGCCAATTCTCGGACTTCTCATTGAAGTTTAATGCAGATGGAATGTTAGAGTATGACGCAAAGACAACTGGCTGGCAATCAAGCACAGTTTCTGACCCAACTCCAACTTTCTCAACTGTATTGCCTACGCCAGTTTGGCGCGGCACAGTTTCAATTGGGGGTTCCGCCGTATCAACTGCGATGGAAGGCTCAATTGAAATGACACGCGGCGTTACACCTATTTATGGCATTTCTAATACACAGAATCCATATCAGGTATTTCTTGGCGCACTTGAAGTTACAGGCAACATTAAGTTTGTAATGGAAAATGATGACCAACTTACTAATTTCCTTACTAACGTTCAGCCAGCCATTGTTCTTAACTGGGCATATGGAACAGGCGCAACAGCAGTTCAGATTCAAGCCACAATTTCTAAAGGCGCTTACACCGCCGCAATGATTGAGCGTGGCGATGATTTTGTTTCTGTTGCAATTGAACTAAATGCACAGGCAAATACCACAGATGACGGCGCAAGCGGTGGCTTTGCACCAATTAAGTGGGTTTTGCAGAACGCAAAGGCTTCTGGCACTTACGCGTAAGGTCAGAAAATAAGTGCTAAGGGGCGGTCGTAGAAAACGCCTTCCTTTCTCTCGCCCCTTAGCACCTTTTTAAGTTAAAATCGGAAGGCACCCCGATGGAAGGAAAACAAAATGGCAAGTAAGACAGTTAAGTTACCAAGTGGCGCAGAGGTAGTTCTACGTGACCCATCTACGCTAAGAGTTAAAGACCGCCGAAAGATATTCGCCAACGCTTCTACTGCAAAAGAAGGCATTATGCAAGCGTTGTCCCTTACTGACGGCTTAATTGCAGTTTTAGTTGAATCTTGGACTTTGGATTTGATGATTCCGTCCGTTCGCATTTCATCTATTGACGAAATGGAAATGGCTGATTATGACTCACTAACGGAACACACCAAAGAAGCACAAAAAGTTCTGTTCCCACAAACGCAAGAAACTGACGAATCAGCAAAGGATACCGAAAGCCCTTTCGGCGACTCCAACGATTAAAATGGTTACTTGAAGGCGGCGAACGCCACGAAGCCTTTACGTATCCTGATGAAGAATGGCTTTACTATGTCTGCGCCAAAGAATTTGGCTGGACACCGCTAGAGGTTGATGAGCAACCAGCAGGCACTTTAGATTGGTTGCTCGCAATCTCGGCGATAGTGAAAAAGGTGGAAAGTGATAACCAGTAATCTGAAATTGGTAAAAGAAGCCACTAAAAAGGCTGGCAAATCAATTGACGATGGCGCACGTGCCACACGTGACGAGATGATGACAACTCTAATTCAATTGGCTAAAGCCGAGATAGTCGGCAAACGTCCAAAAGGCGAGCGCGCCATATCAGGACAACCACCTATGAACCGAACAGGAAATTTGCGTCGTTCTATACGCGGCGAAAAATATAACGTTGGGTTTGCCAAGTATGAAGCAATCGTTGGACCAACTATGATTTACGGACGCGCAGTAGAAATGGGCGGTGCGCCTACTTGGACTAAAGGACAAAAGTTCCCTTATATGTCGCCTGCTTATGCCAAGTTTAGGCTTATTGCCCCTAGAATTGTGCAAAAGCATATGGCGATTGGTGGCAAATAATGGCAAGTTTCTTACCGCCAGCCATATTTGAGATTAAGGCTGTTGCTGACCAAGCCATCGCAAAGTTCAAAGAAGTTGAAGGCGAACTGGACAAAATGGGCAAACAAGCCGATGGCGCTGGCGGCAAAATTTCTAATATGGATAAGGCTAGTAAGTTGGCAACTGGCGCTTTAATCGGTATGGGAACAGCCTTTGCAGGATTTGCGGCAATAGGCATAAAAGGTGTTATAGAAGATGAAAAAGCCTTTACTAAACTAGGTCAAACGTTTTCTAATCTTGGCATAAACATTGAAGCCAATCGCAACTTAGTTGGCGAATTAGACGCGGCTTATTCTAAATTAGGCTTTGGTGGCGATGAAACAGCAACTGCGTTAAACAAATTAGTTTCTACCACTAATGATTTAGAAATGTCACAAGGATTATTGTCTATTTCGGCAGATTTGGCGCGCGTTAAAAATATAGATTTGGCTTCTGCCGCCGCAGTAGTTGGCAAAGCAAGTATGGGTAACGCCAAAGCGTTCAAAGAAATGGGTATTACTTTAGACGATACTTTGCCTAAATCGGAAGCCATTACAAAAGCAATGGGCGAATTAAACGACAAAGTAGGCGGTCAGGCAATTGCATACACCAAAACATTTGCTGGACAGTTGGTTGTATTACGCGAGCAAATATCGGCAGTTGCAGACACAGTAGGTGGCGCTTTATTGCCTTATCTAAAACAAATGGTAGATGTTGTTGCCAACAGTATTGAATTTATTAAAAAGAATTCTGCCGTGTTCAAAACATTGGCAGGCGTAATTATTACTATAACAGTTGCGCTTGCGGCATATAACGCGGCCGTAAAAGTTTCAATGGCGCTAACTAAGGCTTGGACAGCCATTACAAGTGTGCATAAAACAGTTACGGCTATGCTGACAGGACAG